AGACGTTGGCACAGTTACAAGTACAATGATTGCTGATGGTACAATTACCAATGGTGATATTAACGCATCTGCAGGTATTGTTGATACTAAATTGGCAACAATTAGCACAAGTGGCAAAGTAAGCAATTCAGCTACAACAGCTACTAGTGCCAGCACAGCAAATGCTATTGTTGCACGTGATGCAAGTGGTAACTTTACAGCTGGTACAATTACAGCCGCATTGACAGGTAATGCCGATACAGCAACAGCATTAAAAACAGCCCGTAACATTCAAGGCGTAAGTTTTGATGGTAGTGCAAATATTACTGTAGTCACAGCTGGTACTGGCGTTGCAGTCGTTGGTACACAAGTTAGTATTGGTCAAGCAGTTGGTACAAGTAGCAACGTTACATTCAATGACTTGACAGTTAGTGGCAACCTAACAGTTACTGGTACTACAACAAGCATCCAAACAGCAACATTAGATGTTACAGATAAAAATATTACTGTAGCAAAAGGTGCGTCAACTGCTTCAGCAGCCAATGGTGCAGGTTTAACAGTTGAAGGTCCAGTAACACAACCAACATTCACTTACACAAGTGCTGATGATCGTTGGAACATGAACAAGAACTTAAACGTCAATACTGTTTATGGTGCTTTAAGTGGCAATGCTACAACAGCTACTACATTGGCAACTCCACGTAACATCAACGGTGTAAGTTTTGATGGTTCAGCCGCAATTACGGTAACAGCCAACACAACAAATGCGTTGACAATTGGTACAGGTTTAACTGGTTCAAGCTTTAATGGTTCAGGTGCAGTTACAGTTGCAATTGACTCAACTGTTGCTACATTGACTGGTTCACAAACTTTAACTAACAAGACTTTGACAAGTCCAACAATGACTGCTCCAGCGTTGGGTACACCTGCTTCAGGTAACTTTACTACTGGTTCGTTCTCTTGGCCAACGTTCAACCAAAACACAACAGGTAGTGCGGCAACGTTGACTACTGCTCGTGCAATCAATGGTGTAAACTTTGACGGTTCAGCCGCAATTACAGTACACACAGCTGGTACAGGTATCAGTATCAGTGGTACAACAGTTACTAACAGCGGTGTAACAAGCATTGTTGCTGGTACAGGTATCAGTATCAGTGGTGCAACTGGTGCAGTTACAGTTACAAACAGTATTACTAACAACAATCAATTGACTAACGGCAATGGTTACTACTCATCAGGTTCAACACCAAGCTTTGGTTCAACATCAACTGGTGCTTTAACAGTATCTGGTGCTATCACAGCAACTGGTGAGATTACAGCTTACTACTCTGATGCAAACTTGAAGACTGATGTTGTAGAAATTGAAGATCCAATTGCAAAAGTAATGTCATTACGCGGTGTAACATTCCGTCCAAATGAAACAGCTTTGGCTTTAGGCATCACTGACAAAGAAGAAGTTGGTGTAATTGCTCAAGAAGTTGAAGCAGTTTTACCACAATTGGTATGCCCAAGTGCATTTGCTGGTTATAAAACTGTTAAGTATGAAAAGTTAACAGCATTATTAATCGAAGCAGTAAAAGCCCAACAATTGCAAATTGATGCTTTAACAGCACAAATTGCTAGTTTAGGTGGTTCAGCGACAACTGAACTTTGAGATCTGGTAACTAGAAGAGGAGACATAAAAGATGGCAACACTTCCAGCAACTGGATCGGCAATCACTTTTACTAACGTCAAAAAAGGCTATACTAATAGTGCACCGGGCGCAGGCTCCAATGTGGACTTACGTGGTACACTAGGACCTTATAGAAGTATAAGTTCTGGTGCTATTTCACTAAGTTCTACATTTGGCGGATGGCCGACACCATACGCAATTTAAAATTAAATTGCTTTAATAAAGAAAAGGTGGCAACACCTTTTCTTTTTGGCATATATAATCAAACAAGGAGATCATTACAATGGCACGATCGCAAACTAAAGCTACAGCAACTAAAGCTACAGCAATTCCACAAAACAGCATTTTAGCAAGCTCACGAGATTTGTTAAAACAAGTACCATGGCGTACAAAATTTGAAAGAGAAAACTTTTTATTTGGAGCACTTAGTGGTCCTAGATTGATTGTTGTTCTTTGTCAAGATATTGCAAGTCTGAATAATCAGTATGTACAGTCCACTCAAGATTGGGAAAAAGAAAAAATCTTAGAAGAAATGGGCATTATCAATGATAAAATTAAAGAATTATCAGCTGAGTTAACAACAGATCTTGGAACAGCAATTGAAGAGGCTGAAAGCGAATTCTGGGTAGAAACACTTGCTCGTAAATCTGCTATTGAAGCATTATGCAATCAAGTATCAGTGGAAAACATGACACAGATGTTAAAACTTCCAGCAGAACTATACGAAGAATCAGTTACCAAATGTCAGTCATTCTTAAACGTAATTGGTAAAACAACTAGATTGGCAGAACGTAAAGCTAATTTAACTGGTGTAAGCTCAGAATCTGAGTAACATGTCAATATTGAACAAAAGTTTGTTTGATAAACAACCTGCTCTAAGTGAACAGGTTGTTATTTGTGTACCTACAAACGGAATGGTACATGCAATGTTTACATATTGTTTAATTAATGCAATACGTTATACAGAACTTCAAGGAATACCAGTAGTACTAGATATGGATGCTGGCACATTATTAAGCAATCAGCGACAAGTATTGCTTAATAATGCAATAGATATGCATCAAGCAGATCACATCATGTGGTTTGACAGTGATATGACGTTTCCAGAAGATGTTATTATACGATTGCTAGAACAGCGTAAGAGTGTAATATGTGCAACATATTCCAAGCGAGTTGAACCTTTCCATCCTACTGCATTTTTTAATATTGATCCAGTAGAACCTGTTGATACAACTGATCATGGACTAGTGACAGTTAAGTATACAGGACTAGGATGCATGTTGGTAAAAACTAGCGTATTACGCAATATACCAGCACCTCATTTTCCATTGAAGTGGCACGATGCAAGTGGTACCTGGCATGGCGAAGACATGGGATTTTGCGACCTGCTTGTTGGTAAAGGAATAAAAATATATTGTGACTTAGATATCAGCCGAGAGATTGGCCATTTAGGTTTACGAGAATATCATGTGAATCAGGCAAACTGACAAAAAACGCACACCAGCGATTTAGTTTCTTGAGATTTATGCCAGCTGAAATTTGATATTCTGGGTACGAATCATCTGCCAATACATTACGCATTAAAGCACCATCAATAACGGTGCTTTTTATTATGTTAGTCCTTAATTTTTTATCTAAAATAACGCTATTAACTAGAGGATGATACCAATTTTCATCAAGCACTAATTTGCGTATTTCCAAATACCAACGTTCTGTATACGTAACGGATTCTTTATAAAGTTTGTTAAGTAAGGGATTATTAAGCCAAGGTGCCCAACAATGTTGATATGCCAACTGATGGTGTGGCCCCGTATAAACGTCAAATGTTTTTTTAGGTGGCGCTTTAATTACTCTTAACATTATCTAATAGACCTTCAAGGGTTGATTTAAACCCTCGACTATTGAACATTTTTGCAGTATTTCTATGCAGTGGTGCTGGCCACTCCCACATGTTGACCCAACAATATCCTGCGCTCTCGCCGTCTATGGTAGGAATAAATTCATCTTCACATAAAATTAGATAGCTTACATGTCTAAATCTTTTATCTTTAGTTGTAAATGTATAAACGTGGCTGATTGCAATTGTATCTGGCACACCAGGAGTACCTAGTTCTTCACATAGTTCTCTTTTAAGACCGTTCAAATCACCTTCCTCACCTTCAAGCTTGCCACCCCACAACCCCCAACACATTCCATGAGATTCAGTAGGGCTACGCAATTGCATCATTGCTCTGCCTGTGCGTTTACTTACTATTAATGCTCCTACTGCTCTCATATACTTTAGTTAGTTAACTACACGCCACCAACCCTGCTCAAATATACCTTCGATTGCCAATACCCAATCAGTGCCATTGAAGTATAATTTTTTCATGGTATTGGCGTTTGTAGTATAACCAGTATTGTTAACAGCTTTGGAATTAAAACTCACAATCCAGGCGCTACCATTGTATTCAATGATATCATTGGCATTGGCAACAATATTACCCCATAGACCATTCTGTACCATGTCATTGGCCAACAAGTATCTTTGTCCTACAGCTGATGCTGGTATATTACTGGTACCAGGAGAACTTTTTTGTGGATCAATAATACCATTGACCATGGTAATTGTATCAACTGGCAAGGTTGAATTGTCCATGACATAACTTAAAATATTTTCATTTCCACCAATTTCTGAAACTTTTAAAATAACTTCATTTGGATCTAGTATATTTCCTAGTTTTAAACGTATTTCGCTTATGCCATTTTGTATTCCGCCTAAGATTTGAAACTGATCTTTCCAACTTAGATTTGCACCTGTGCTACTGTTATTATCTTTTGCACTATTATCGCTATTCAACAACTGCACATAGTCTTCTGCTACACGGATATGCCTATCCTGGAATGTGATCCACTCTCTACTGACAGATGATTGCTCATTTAAAACAATATTATCTAAAAATGAAGCAGAATCAAAATTTGTATCAACGACATTAATACTGTTAAGAATACTATGTATAAGCACCTGACGCTTGACTTTGGCAGGAGGTGTTAAGAAAATTGGCAGAGAGAAGATTAAACTTGCTACGTCTATGATATCGTCTGTTCCTTGCGGAATGCTACGAGCGGTCCAAGTTATGTTTACAAGTTCCACCACTGCCAAACTGGTCCAGTCATAAGGATTCTGACTGCTTTGTAAGTTAACGCTAGGATTGAACAACAACAAAATCTGTTCAAGTAGCTGTAATTTTTGTTCAGTATTGCTAGTCCATATATCAACATTGATGGTCAAATCATATGGAATAGGACTGTGTCTTTCTAAGGTGTAAGTTTCACCGATGCTGTTGGTTGGCAAGCCAGTGGCAGGATCTATGGCTTTTTCATACACCTGAACAGCATCTTGGTGCGTTGGATTCATTCTACGATCAGCTGCCGGTACAAGTTCTGCAATATAACAACTGATGGCAGGCACACTCAAAATTGTGTTCTCGCTGTTTTTACGTAAAATATGTTGCCCCATTCGATTGGTATCACCATAGCGAACCGGTACACTTTGATAGTAAGGATTGTTATGAGCGTCATTGCCCATTTGAACAGAAAATCCGCCAAATATACGCATAAACTGCAATAGCCAGCGTCTTATTTGTCTATCATAAAAATACTGTTGAGCCATTAATTATCCGCCTTTGGTTTTGTAAACACTTTACTCAATGATTGTCGCTCTGGTACTGCATTAACAATTCCGCTTGCGCCTTGTGTTGTTGTGGTGTTTGTATTGTTGATAAAATTACCTGCATTCAATGTGTTGTTGGCCCATTGAGATTGTGAAACATTATCCATAATACGAAACCATTTGTTTCCTCTGTAGACAAATAATCTATCCGGCGTAAAATCAACCCTTAAGAATAAATCACCTTGCGATGGAGAAGAAGGAAATGTTATACCTTGACTAACACCACTGGTACCAGAATTTTCAATGGTATTGACCTGAATAACTGTGGTACCTGTACCATTCATAACGTCAATGACTGGCGCATTGGTTACATCATTATTTGTACTGGTTGTATAACCAGTACTTGGTGTGTTTACTTCTGCAGATGCAACAATTGCATTTGAAATTTGCATTTCGGTTTGATATATGCTTAGGGCGTTTTTCAAACTATCCTCATCTTCTGGGTCTCCGAGAATACTTCTGTATTCTTGTGCATCATTGATTGGTGCAACTTTAATTCTCCACAAATGCGGCCACCAAGTTGGTCCAAAACCTTCTGCGGCTCTGCTGGCATCCTGTACAGCATAAAATTTATTAATACTTTTTGCAGTGGCATCAAGCAATAGATCATCATTCAAGTGTGGCAATTCGATAACATCGCCTGGCATCAATCTACGTCCAAGTAATTTAACCATTTCATTTGTATGGAATGTGATAAACAATGTGTCAGAATTTAAAAACAATCCAAATTGACTCAAATCAAAATCTTGATCACTTACATTGTAGACACCACGCAATTCAAAAATGGTAGTATCATATACACGATCTCGGTTTTCAATAAAAAGTAAATCTTGTATGTCTAATTCATTGATTTCTGATTTTGCCGCCAGATTTGGTTTTGCCGGATCGGACCCGTCTTCTACTGCGGCAGGACCAAGATACTTGTGGACCAACATTGTTGTTCCGCTGGCATCTACCATTTCACGTATAACGCGGTCCTGGTAATAAAAATCGCTGGTTTTAGCGTTCTTCCAAAGAGATATTTTTGGCATAATTTTCCCGGGTCCGTTGAGGACCCCTTTTCATACTGCTATTTACCGCAGATACAGGACTTGACAGGCTCGCATATATACGCTATAATAACACCTATACGTTACTAAATCAGGAGCAAAAATGGCAACAGCAGTAAAAAAGAAACCCGCAATGAAATTGCCTGCAAAGAAAAAGACATTGGCTCGCCCAACCCGTAGTGGCAAAAAAACAACAACTACAATGCGGGTTGAATTGGATGGTAAATTTAAATTAAGTGCCATTCCAGTAACAGATATCAAGTACATGGGAGATGAGCCTAAATGGACCAATCAAGCTGATTGGAATGACAGTGACCGTAAAGGCAATATGGCTCGTGCGTTTAATTGGTACAATTATAGTTGTGATCGCAAACAAGCCCGTAGCTTCTTTGAAGATTATTGTACCACCATCGAAGACCTAAAACAATACAAAGCAAAATTCAAGCGTTTGCCTGATACTGCATTTGCCTTGACCACAGGTTGGTTATGTCGTATGATTTTGTCTGGTCTGGAATTGCGAGAAGATGAAGACAAAACAATCTTCCAACAAATTGCCACATTAGAAGAACGTCTGCTGACAGAAAAAGAAGAAGTCGAAGTAAATCCTGATGTGCCTGTAGTTAAAAAAGAAACAATTCAAGATCGTCTCGCTGAAAAGTTCAGTGAAGCCATGGGTGAAATTGAAGGTGCCATTGATGATTATTTGACAGAAGGTAAGGAATTTTCAACTTACAAATTTTTATCTGCACAAAATGTTGCAGTTCAGTACGCAACAAAAATCCCCGAAATCATACAACACAAAATTGATGAACTCAATGAGTTCTTAGAAGGCACAGATGCTCAATTGCTTGAAGCGTACAAACACATAGGCAAGCGTGATGCTAAAAACATCATCAAGTTTTATGAAACCATCATAAACGATACTATGGCATACAAGACAAGTAAAATTGCTACTCGTGCCAAACCAAAACGCCGTCCAGTACCTCCAGAAAAGCAAGTGCGTGGACTCAAATTTCTCAAAGAGTTCGCTGAACTTGGACTTAAAAGTATTGCACCAACAGAAGTGTTGGGCGTCAGTGAACTTTGGGTCTATAACACAAAAACTAGAAAACTTGGACGTTTTGTAGTGCCAACACATGGTGATGTGGCAATTGGACTATTGGGAGTCAAAGGTAGTGCAATCACTGGTTATGATGAGTTGCGTAGCACCTGTAAAACACTTCGTAAGCCAGCAGAAAAACTGGCAGAGTTTAAAGCATCAGGCAAACCGCAGTTACGTAAGTTTATGGACACTATTAAATCAGTAGAAACCAAGCTAAAAGGCCGTATTTCTTCGGAGACCATACTCCTTCGAGCAATTAAGTAAACGTAGATCTGTGTCTCCGGTAAATACTACTGGAGACACTATATGGCTGAAGATACAAAAACAACACAACGATCTAAAACACAAAAATACATTGAGTTAAGTCTCGGTGGCGGCATGGTTGATATCGAGCTTGACCAAGAGCACTATGATATAGCCATTGATAGAGCTATTGCACACTACAGACAACGTAGCAGTCGTGCAGTTGAAGAAAGCTTTATGGTTTTAAATCTTCAAAATGGTGAAAGCAATTATTATCTACCCGAAGAAATCATCGAGGTAACTAATGTGTATCGTGCCAGTGTTGGTGGAATTGGTACCACAGCCACAAACTTTGAACCATTTGAAGCTGGTTACCTAAACATGTATCTGCTTAATGCCGCACGTGGACAAGGTCTTGCCACATTTGATTTGTATATGGGTCAACGTAAAATGTTGGGCTACTTCTTTGGCGCCTACATGATGTACACTTGGATATCAGAAACTAAACGTCTAACTTTACATAGAAATGTCAAAGGTGACGAACCAGTTATACTACACACTTTCAATTATCGTCCTGATGAATCTTTATTAGCTGATTATCATTGCTCACAATGGTTAAAAGATTATTCATTAGCTTCTGCTAAAATGATGCTTGGCCAAGCTCGTAGCAAGTTTGCAAACCTAGCTGGACCTCAAGGTGGTGTACAACTCAACGGCAACGATCTGATCAATCAGGCACAAGCCGAAATAGAAAGACTTGAAGACGACCTATCCAAATACAGTGATGGTGGTACTCCATTGAGCTTTATATTTGGTTAATTTACTATTGATATAGTGTTGCAGTTGTGTTAAAATAAGCACATGACTAAACAAATTATTGGCGTTTGCGGATTCATTGGATCTGGCAAAGACACAGCCGCAGACTACCTGGTGAACTTTCATGAGTTCAGACGAGACTCATTTGCCGCTACTCTTAAAGATGCAGTTTCAGCAGTTTTTGGTTGGGACAGAGAGCTACTGGAAGGCCGCACAAAACAAGCTCGTGAATGGCGAGAACAAGTAGATGAATGGTGGGCGAAACGACTAAAAATGCCCGGGCTAACTCCACGCCTAGTATTGCAACTATGGGGTACTGAAGTTTGCCGTAAAAGTTTCCATGATGACATTTGGATTGCTAGTTTAGAAGCACGTCTAAACAATAGCAAAGACAATATTGTAATTAGCGATTGTAGATTTCCAAATGAAATTAAAGCAATTAAAAAACAAGGTGGCAAAGTAGTCTGGGTAAAACGTGGTGATTTACCTGAATGGTATGATGCCGCCATCAGTGCAAACAAAGGGCCTAATGGAAATTTAACCTGGGCTTTGAGCCGAGCCAAGTTGGAACGTTTAGGAATCCATGCCAGTGAAACAGCCTGGGTTGGCACCAAGTTTGATGTAGTCATTGACAATAATGGTACCATTGACGAGCTGTATAAACAGATTGCAGAGATTGTCCAGTAAAACCTAAAAAACAGCCATTCCGCTAAATAGGATCTTTTTAAAACTTTAAGCTAAATATCTTCATGAAGGGCAAGAATCCCTTAAGATTACGGAGATATTAAAATGGCTCAGCTAGTTTCCCCAGGCGTAAGTGTATCAATCATTGATGAAAGCGCATACGCTTCTGCAGGCGCTGGTACTGTACCTGTTATTGTTTTAGCAACTGCTTCAAATAAGAAAGCACCAGACGGAACAACAGCGGCATATACTACAGCATCAAATGCCCTAAAACCATTAATTTTGACAAGCCAAAGAGAATTGGTGCAATTTTATGGTGAACCAAAGTTCACAATCGTTGACGGTACACCAGTACACGGTCATGAATTAAACGAATACGGCCTCTTGGCCGCTTACTATTACTTAGGCGTTGCAAATCAAGCAATCTTAGTTCGTGCAGACTTGGACATGTCACAACTGGCGCCATTGGCAGAAGCACCAGCAGGACCTCCAACCAACGGCGAAATGTGGTTAGACACGCTAAACAGTTCATGGGGTTTATTTGAAGCTGATGGCACAACATGGAACGCAGTAAATGTAACAATCACAGACGGTATTCCAGGCTCAGGTCTAGGTGCAAACGGTGATTATGCTTTAGATGTAACAAGTCAATTAAAGAAATTCTACAAGAAAGTTTCTGGAAATTGGGTAGTTGTTAGTACAGGCACAGTGGGTCATACAGTAACAGTGGCACCACACTATAGCGTACCAACTCCAACGTCAGGTGCAGTATGGTTCAAAACAACAAGTCCAAATGCAGGTTTTGCACCTGTAATCAACAAATACAATAGCACAACAGATTCATGGACAAAACAATCAATTGGTCCAGGTCTTGTTGATATGTTGATTGGTTATGCTGATAATGCGACAGCAATTAGCAGTTGGGGAAGTACCCCAGCGACTAGTAGTTTGTATATGCAATTCCCAAGCAACAACACAGCTGAATTCCAAGTCCGACGCTACACTGGCAGTACTTGGGCAATCATTGAACCAGCCGCAGATACAATGGCACCAATGGGTGCAACACCAGATGGTACATTATGGTATGATGCTGGTAGCATGGTTGACATTTATGTTAAGTCTGGTGGCGAGTGGAATCCAGTAAGTAACATCGAAGTTAATACAGATGCTCCAAGCGAGCCTTCAGCAGGTGACGTATGGGTTGATACAAATGATATGGCCAACTATCCAGCAATTAAAGTATGGAATGGTGATGCATGGGTACAACATGATAATGCAGATCAAACAACACAAAATGGCGTCATTTTTACTGATTTAACAACAACAGCTGGCGATTCAAGTTACTCATACTTGCCAACTGCTCCAAATCCAGCGTACTATCCAGATGGTATGTTGGTGTGGAATAGTGCTGTAAGTTCAGGCAACGTTAAAATGTGGAATGCAATGGATGCTCGTTGGGAAACTGAATCAGGCAACATTGATGCTGGTGCTAAAGCTGGCGCTCCTTACATGTTTGACAAAGCACAACGTCGTGTTGTTGTTAAGCGTTTACAAGCCGCATTAACTGACAATCCAGATCTACGTGCAGAAACACTAAACTTTAACATTATTGCTACCCCAGGTTACGTAGAGTGTATTGACGAAATGATTACATTAAACATTGACCGTAAAGAAACAGCATTTGTTATTGCTGATACTCCAATGAAGTTATCAACAAACATGAGTGACGTACACACATGGGCAATGGGTACTAACGCAGGTAGCAATGGCGCCGATGGTTTAACAAGTCGTAGTGGTGACGCCGCAATTTATTATCCAAGTGGTTTATCAACAGATTTAAATGGCAATGATGTAGCAGTTCCTGCAAGTCATGCAGTTCTAAGAGCTATTGCATACAATGACCAAGTTGCATATCCATGGTTTGCTCCAGCTGGTTTAACACGCGGTGTATTAAGTGGCATTAGCAATTTAGGTGTTGTAACAAGTGAAAATGAATTTAAACCATTGGCACTAAATCAAGGTCAACGTGATGTATTATATGCAGACAGCGTTAATCCATTGGTTAACTTCCCAGGCCAAGGATTGTACATTTGGGGACAAAAAACATTGTACCCACAAGCCACAGCACTTGACCGTGTAAATGTTGGTCGTTTACTTGCTTACTTGCGTAAACAATTTGATATTATTGCTCGTCCGTTCATATTTGAACCAAACGATCAAAAGACAAGAAATCGTGTACTTGCAGTATTCAACGGTTTCTTATCCGATATGTTCTCAAAACGAGCAGTTTATGACTTCTTAGTAGTTTGTGACACATCAAACAACACACCAGCTAGAATTGATAGAAACGAGCTATACATTGACGTGGCAATTGAGCCAGTTAAAGCCGCTGAATTTATCTACATTCCAGTCCGCGTTGTTAATACTGGCGCGATCGCCAATGGCACTAAATAAGGACAAGGAGATATAAAATGGCAGTCGACCTAAGTAAATTTAACGTTCCAGGTGGAACACAAGGCGTATTAGTACAGCCAAAACTAAGTTATCGTTTTAGAGTATTATTAAACAATTTTGGTAATGGTGACACGCTTGAGTTAACAAGTCAAGTAGTAAGTGTAAGTCGTCCAAACTTAACACATGATGATATCACCATCGATGTTTACAACTCAAGAATCTTCTTAGCAGGTAAGCATACATGGGATCCATTGACTATTACAGTTAAAGATGATGTAACTGGTAAAGTTGCACAAGCTATTGCATCTCAGCTACAAAAGCAAGTTGACCACACCAATCAAGCAAGTGCAACCAGCGGATTTGGTTACAAGTTCGGCATTGTAATTACAAACTTGGATGGTGGTAATGGTACAGAGCAACCTTTAGACAGCTGGGAAGTTGTTGGTGCTTACATACAAAACGTGCAGTATGGTGAAAACAACTACTCAACAAGTGATCCATTAAACATTACACTAGCTATCAAGTTTGATAATGCTAACCACAATGTAATGGGTACGGATGCATTGGCAACTGGTCAAGTTAACAACACAATTGGACTAAGTTCTGGTGGCGTAGCACAACAATAATAGTACGCTTTTATCTAAGTGATAAGTAAGTGTAAGCAGAAATGCTTGCCCTTATTAGGAGAAAACAAAAAGGGTGAGAAATCACCCTTTTTCAATGATACAAATGGCATTTACAAACTTAGCTACAAAATTAATGTTAAATGGTAAAGACATTAACGCTGGCCAAAGCCAAGGTGATGGCTTTCCTTATTTAAAATTTGCATGGGAAGTAAAAATAGCTAGCGACACTTGGGAAAATGGTTTAGATTCTGCACCACCTCTAGTGGCAAAAACTTGTGATTTGCCTAAATGGTCAACTGAAACGCAAATCGTAAATGTGTACAATCATAAAACAATTGTACAGACCAGGCTAAATTACGAACCTTTGACAATGACTTTCTATGACCAGGCAAATAATGTAGCTGAAAGTATGATTTGGCAATATGTCAAAGGTCAATTTGATTCGTCAGATGGCAGTAAAGCTTCAACGTTTACGCCATTGATAATTCAGATTACACAAAAAAATCTCATGGGAGCAGGGGCCGAAGATAAAATTTATACATTAACAAATGCATTTATAACAGAAGTACAGCACGACACATTGGATTATAGTGTTAGCGATGTTGTCTTATGGTCTATTACTGTCAAGTACGAGGACTTGTCTGTTGCTACATATTTTGAAGGTCAAACACCAACCAACACAGCATCAGGTGTACCAGTTGCACCTAAGCCAACGCCACCAAAGATTGTTGTTAATAATCCTCCAGTTACTCCACCAAGCAATGTACCACCAGACGCCTGGTACAATGCTGGTGGCGGTGAAGTTACAAAAAACAAAGGACCCGATCCATATGCGGCTGTCACTGGTATTCCACGTGGCAGGTTAGGCTTGCACAAGTTGCCTGGCAACACAACTAATACTGCCACCAACTCCTGTGGCAACAACAAACAATTCATCATATGTTGCACCAACACCAGTATATGATGCGCTTGGCAATCAAACTGGATATGATTCAAGTACAGGAACCAACCAACCAGCAGTTGAAACAACAGCGCCAACACGCACAGCAAATCCAGGCTTGTTAAAAACAGACACTCCTGGAGTAAATCCAGCATATACCAAAGCATACAATGATTATTTGACTGCTCATCCTCCGGTAACAGATAGTGCACACAGTCGAATGGCGGCGCAAAACGTTGCAAGTGCTGTGGCCAAATCACAATTTCCAATGTATACACCTAATAATACTGTAACAGACACAGGTGTGACAGCAAACAGCACAGCAACAAAAACAAGAGAACCAACTGGTCCAGCTGTAATAAATGGATCAGGTGTTGCCAACGTAAACGACACAAGAAGCAATGCGTTGTCCAGCCAACAAAATTCTAGAGAACAGGCATACAGAAATGGCAAATAAAGCAATACCACAAGTTGATTTTGACAAGTCAGTTCAACGAGTTATATCGCTGGGTTTGAATCGTATTGCGGCTGAAAACATTGTCATAACACTATGGAACATAAGTGTCAATAAAGGCTTAGACTTTAAAGTGCTAATGAACAACGCAACGTACAATGGAAAACTTGATGTTGATCAATCTATACTGGATGACATTAACATAACATTACCTGACACAGTAAAATATTACAAAGCAAATCCTAGATTAATATCACCAATTGCGGCAAGAGAGCTATAATGGCAAACAATTATCAGCAAGGTCTATACACTCCACTGAATCCTGGAAAATATGTAGGCAATGGTACTCCTAAGTATCGCAGTGGCTGGGAATTAACCTTCATGCGTTTTTGCGACAATCACCCGGGCGTGATATCTTGGGCAAGTGAAAATGTTCGCATACCTTACAGAAATCCTTTTACAGGCAAAGATACGTTTTATGTACCAGATTTTTTTGTAGTATATCAAAATGCAACTGGTAGACGGGCTGAATTAGTTGAAATTAAACCCAAAGCACAAGCAGTGATGGAAATGGCACGTAGTCGACAAGAAAAAGCCGCGGTAGCACTTAATATGTGCAAATGGGCCGCCGCTAAAATATGGTGTAACCGCATGGGTGCCACGTTTCGTATCTTGACAGAAGAAGACATTTTTAATAATGTTAATCCGACAAAGAAACGAAGAAAGTAGTCATAAATAGAGTATGACCAAAAAATTAGAAGAAGTATTTGGCTTCGCACCGATAGACGAAGCTACTACTTTGCTAGACACACAAGAAACTGAAGTTCCTGAGGAAATACAGGACGAGCTTGATACTGCACAAGCAACCATTGACATGGCCAATCGTGTAGATATTGCATTGCCTACTGTGACAGACATGGCTTCAGCGGAACGTGAGCTTGATGCGCTAGCAAACACAGCGCAACAACAAAGCGAACGTTTAATGGATTTAGGATTTAATGTTGACGATAGAAATGCGGGTAAGATATTTGAAGTTGCCGCCCAACTGCTAAAAACAGCAGTTGATGCTAAGACTGCTAAAATTGATAAAAAATTAAGGATAGTAGAATTACAGTTGCGTAAAGCAAGGCTAGACAAAGATGACAATAAAGACGATGGGAATGTACTTGATGCATCCTCACTTGGACTTACTGGAAACCGTAATGACATTGTTAAAGCGATCTTAAATCAAGTGGGTCAGAATAAATAGTCTTATGAGAGGATTAAAAAATGCCCACACTATTAGAGTATATTAACAAGCTACAGCGAGAACATCGCTATAGAATCAAGATGGCGTTTCAGCCCACTGAAACACAACTTGAAGTATTAGAGCGTCATATGAAAAAATATGATGCTTTAGAAGTTGGCCGCCCAGAAAAATTAATGCTACAATCATCGCCGATGGATTTTCCACAATTGGGTGGACATGAAATTGTCATTGTAGATGTAGTAACTCGTCTACCAGTAAGTATGCCGTCACTTGAAGCTGAGCTTCGTGCGCTACTATTTGTAAGAGATGGTACAATTAAAGTTTTTGGTCGAGATGAACCAATAGAACAAGAAATTGAAAAAAGTAATGAAGTAGGTCCAGGTGAAGCTGAAAAAACAGCCAAAGTTGGAACAGACTATACTGAAGCCGAAGCCAACCCTGTCAAAGCAGATGAAGCCACAGGTGACAAGTACAATCAGAACTTACTAAAAGAATTAGACAAGAGCCGCGCCGAAGCAAAGGCTAACATTGTTAAATCTGCAACTAAGTCAGATGCCAAAATGAGCAACCCAACTTGGGAAGGACCAGCAGATGGTACAACAAGTCCAGTTGGAACTAAAAAGCAGGATATTCCATATCCTACCAAGTCAGGAGCTAAAAAATGAGTAACAAAAAAATAACAGAAGGTATTCGTGGAGCCAAAGAAGGTGTAGCAGAATGCTGGGATGACATGGGAGGTCAGACAATGACTACAGGTGAAGGCGAACAAATGTCAGTAACAATTTCTATGCCTGGCAAGAATATTTCAGTTACATCTGACAGCGTAGAAGAAATTGCTAATATTTTAAAATTGGCAGGTATCGAAGTAGGCGCAACAAGTGCTGAAGAAACTCCAGCAATTGCAGTTGCAATTCCAGGCATGGGTGCCGAAGCTCCAGAAGCTGAACTACCAGCCATGGGTGCACAGACAATGGGTCAACAACCTGAGATTGAAATGTCTCAAGAAGAACCAGAAGTTGAAGAAGGAAATGAATTCACAGGTGCTCTGGCCAAGGCCAAAGCCGAACACAAAGATGAATTTGAAGTTGACGGCAAAGAGTACGAAGTTGAAGAAGGCAGTGACTGGAAAGATCTTGGCAAAGAGTGGAGCAAGTCTACACCACAACCCAATGGTGATGCCGGAGTTAAACAAGGCACACGTTATGGTGGTGGACGTCAGGACGAAAAGCCAGAAGATGAAAAAGAAGAAATGGAAGAAACTGCACTCTCGGATCCAATGGATGATCGTTATGCTCGCATTGAATGGTTAATGAAGACACACGGTTTAAACAGACAAGAAGCCACTGAAACTTGTGACTACGATACAGATCCT